CTACAGTAACAGTAGATTTTGCTTTTATTAAAAATTCTGACAATACCACTACTTACATTGCAAAAGATGTTTCTATTCCTGCTGGGGGAAACATTGATTTAGTAGATGGTAAAATTGTAATTGATGCTGACACAACAACGCTTCACGCAAGGTGTAGTGTAGATACTAAAGCAGACATTGTACTTTCAGTATTGGAGAACGCATGAAAAGACAAGGAGCTGGTTCACTTAATCAAGGTGATCTTACATCTGTAAAAACCGATGACAATGGTATTACTGGACACGTTAGTTCAACACTAAGTGGAGTTTTAAGAAATCCTAAAACTATAAATTCTACTGTTACGATTTCGGCTGATGAAAACGTAGTTATGGCAGGACCGATAACAGTCGGTACAAATGGACAATTAGTTGTGGAAGGAACGCTGGTAATCGTATGAGCAATATCGTCATACCCGATGGTGGGAATATAGGTTCTGCTAGTGACCCTGATGCGATTAGTATTGCTTCAAGTGGCAAGCCAACTTTTAGTGCAGGAATAGCTAACACAGGAACTATTGATGCAGGGACTTTAGGTTCTTCAGTTGTTTTCCCTACTGGTAAAGTAATAAAAACTGAAATGTCAGGTGATATTTCTGGATCAACAACAAGTCCAAGCGACCAATTAATTGCTACACTAAATTTTCAAACAACTGTTGCAAATAGCAAAATCTTAATATTAGGAACATTATTTGTTAGTACAACATCGGGTTCAGGTAATAATTTTATTTATGTTATTTTAAGACACACAACTGGATCAAATAACGATCTTTTAGTTAATGGTTATCCAATTGTTGGAGCTCATGGATCTGCTGATGTAAGAGGAGTCGCCGCTTTTAACTTTTTGCATGAACCTGATCATCCTGCTGGAACGACTTCAGAGTATCAAGTATTAATTAATGCGACTTACGCAGGTTCAACAGTACGTGTAAATGACACAACGTCACCTTCCAAAATAATTTTTATGGAAATTGCACCATGATTTTTTCAAGAGCTGAATTAATCCATAAATCCTATTCTAATGTTGTGTCTACTAATTCAGACGGAGAAGCATTTGATGTTAATGGAAATTTAGTAGAAATTGATGAAAACAGGATTTCTAACAAATTAAATGAACTTCAAAACGCAGAACCAATGCGATTATTACGACAAGAAAGAAACTGGAAACTTTCTGAAACGGATTGGTGGTGTGCATCAGATCAAACACCTACAAAAGCACAACTTGATTACAGAAAAAGTTTAAGAGATTTACCTTCTAGTGCATCACCCAGTTTGGATAAAAACGGAAATCTAACAGGGGTTACTTGGCCCAATAAACCAGAATAAAGCATCATGAGTTCTGAAATAAAAGCAAATTCTCTACAAGATAAGACAGGAACTAGAACTTTAGCTTCTGATTCTGGAAGTGCTTGGACTATTGGAACTGGTGTTACGTTTAACGGATCGTTAGGCACAGATGTTACAGGGTTATCAGCAAGTCAAGATTTGTCTAGCTCAGCGTCTAAAGATTTTACGGGGATTCCGTCTGGTGTTAAATACATCATTATTAATTGCTATGGGGTTTCTATCGCAGATCCTTCAGGAACGGATTTATTAATTCAAATAGGTGATAGTGGCGGCATTGAAACATCTTCATATATTACAAGTTCTGCAATAATTGGCTCGACAACTGCCAATGTGACTAATACTGGTGGATTTATTGTTGGATTAGGCGCACACGCACGAGTATTTTATGGTCATGTTCATTTAACTAATGTTGACACCAACCGATGGTTATCAACGCACAATGGTTCACTTACTACCACGATAGCAGTAACAGGCGGAGGGCAACATTCTCTTTCTGACACATTAACTCAAATTAGAGTAAAGTCGGCTTCTGGAGCTAATTTTGATAGTGGAATAGTTTCAATAATTTATTATACATAGCCAGAATAAAAATCATGCCTAGCGATCTTCAGATTACGAACATAAAAGACCAAGCAAATGCTAATTCTGCTATTACAATAGCTTCAGATGGTCAGATCACGGTAAATCAAAATAATCCCACGCTGACACTAGGGAGTAATGCGACTTTTCCAACTGGAAGTTTAGTAAAATCAGAATTTTACACATTTATAGAATCAAGTGATTTTGACATGACATCAACAGCATTTACCTCAGTAAGGGCTTATCAATCGTTTTCATGTACTGTTGGAAATACGATAGTTTTTAGTTTTAGTTTTTTATCGGAAGTCTACAGGAGTAGTGGCACTATAAACGGGAGAAGAGGCATGGTAAGGGTTAAACAAAGCACATCTGCAGTCGCAGGAAATACTACAAGTAGCCTAGGAACGACCTTAAACGAATATGTAGTCGGAAGAATATTAATTGGAGCCGATGGCTCATCAGCAACTGGTTATAGTCCAACATTTATTCAAGGCTCATTTGTCGTAACGAATACCACACACTATCTGGGACTAAATTCAAAAACTTTAAGCAGTGACGTTACTTTCAGAGTAACGACATCAGGCGATAGACCACTGACACTTTCAATTTCTGAATTTAAAGGGGATGTATTGACATGACCTATTTTCAAGCTGTTTTTGCATTAGTCGGTGGTCAAATCTCTGGTCCATCAGGCGGTCCAATTTCAGAATATAATTTTGAAGACGGACAAACACCACCGACTGAAGAAGCTATTCAGAAAAAGTTGAAAGAATTGGAGGCTGAATATAAATCTAAAGAATACCAACGTGACCGAGCCGAAGCATACGACCCAATTCCTGAACAGCTTGACCAGATTTATCACGATATGGATGGTTGGAAAAAGCGGATAAAAAGCGTGAAAGATAAATATCCGAAGCCATGAAAACGATTGAGGAAATCGACCAGGAAATTAACCAGGTTCAAATTAAAATTAATGAATTAGCAACCCATCAACAAAGACTTTTAGGCTACCGTGAAGCATTAATCGAAATCGATCAAAATAATGGCACTACAAAAGGCGATGGTTCCGATCGATCTAAGCGGAAGCATTGACACAAAAACTGATGAAAAGCTGGTCCTTCCTACCAATCTTATTGAGCTGGAAAACGGAGTCTTTACGAAAGGATCGGTAATAACAAAACGCTATGGATATGATGCTCTCGGTGCAACCGTCCTGGATGGGACAGCATTACCAACCGGGGAAGCACTAACCTCCCTCGAGGACGAACTCCTCGCCTTTGGATCAAACAAACTTTATAGCTATGCTTCAGGTCTCGATCGTTGGATCGATCGCGGAGGATTCCGATCGGTTGATGCGACCGCCCAGGATCTGATCCGGAATGAAAACGAGCAGTCTGCTGTTGATGGTGCAGAATCCGAAGGTTTGATTCTCTATGCATGGGAGGACAGCAGCGGCGGGATCCGCGCCTCAGTTGTGGATTCCGGGAATGATGTTGTAGTCCTGGAAGATGTTCAAATCACCTCAAGCGGACTGACGCCGCGATGCGTCGGACAAGGAAAGAATCTGACCGTCATCTATCATGATACGGTCACCGGGAACGTCATAAAATCCCGCCAGGTTTCAACCGATAGCCCATCGGCGTTTTCTAGTGCAGTAACCGTCGCATCCGATATCAATACATCAGCAGGATGGATGGATGTATGTGAATATGATCCTAATAATGATTCAGCAGTCATTGCCTATGCCGATACATCAAACACGGTCAAGGTCGGATACATAACATCCACCGGAGCTCTTGGAACGCTGGGAACCGGTTTCCCGGATATTGCGACAATTAGCAGTCAAGCAGAAGATGCCATCACGATCTATGCAGATCTTGATACAAGTGCAGATATCATTGTTTCATTTTCCAAGAATTCTGACAGCTCAGGCCTGAAGGTCTATCGGCTAGGATCTGATCTGACGACGACTGCAAACACGGCAAGCGGAGACGCAACCGAGATCAAAAGAATTGGTCTGGTCTACAATGCAGCAGGAAATCTTGAAGTCTACTATGAACACTCAGCTGCTCAGACCTACAACCACCTGGTCAATTTAAGAACCTTCGATCGTTCTAATAATACAATCGGATCCGCATCTGTAGTGATGCGCTCGGTCGGCTTGGTTTCGCGTCCTTTCCAATATTCAAACACAACCTATTTGTGGGTGCTTCATTCAAGCTCCCTGCAGCCTACCTATTTCCTCATCGACTCCTCCGGATTGGTTCTCGGCAAATATAAGCAAAGCACTTCCGGAGCTCTCCCGACCAGGCCGATGCCGACCAACGTGATGAATATAACAAGCGGGATCTTCGAACTCCCGGTTCAGGTCGTCACCAGGTTGGAATCTCGAGACAATGACGTTTATGGATTAAAGGGAATTTCCAGAATCAAAGCAGATTTTGTCGGCGGGCGGACCTTCTACAATCGTGAGCTTGGAGGAACCCTGGTTCTCGGTGGAGGGTTTTTAAGCAGCTATGATTCCCAAGTTATTGATGAGCTCGGATTCCATATCTACCCGGAAAACGTCACGGCAGGAACAGCAACCAGCGGCGGATCCCTGGCCGATGGCACCTATGCATACAAGGTCCTTTATTCCTACACCGATGCCAAGGGTAAGATCTACCAATCTGCTCCCTCGGTTGCCGTCACCCAAGCTGCTGGCGGAGGTAATTCATCGATCAATACCCTGACCATTCCGACGCTTCGGATTACTGATCATTCCGCGGTTACAATCGAGGTCTACCGGACAGCTGCTGGACCTGGTTCGATTTATTACAAGATCGGCACGGTCGCCAATAGCACTTCTGCGGATACGGTTTCATTTGCCGACAACGGCGCGATCAATGATACCAACCTGGTTGCAAAGCAGTCCCTCTATACGACCGGCAACGTGTTGGCAAACATAGCTCCACCGGCAACCTCAGTGATGGGGACCTTCGGTCAGCGGATGATAGCAGTATCGTCTGAGGATCCTCAGAAACTATTCTATAGCCAGAAGACGACCGGGAACGCTGCAATAAAATTCAGTGATGTTTTCACGATCACGGTTCCAGAAGCAAAGGGTATCACCGGGATCCAGGCTATGGATGAAAAGCTGATCCTATTTGAAGAAAACCGGATTTTTTCCATGACCGGTCAAGGACCCACGCCGACCGGCGACCAGAATGATTTCAGCGAGCCCTCCCTGGTCACGTCGGATGCAGGCTGCATTGAACCCAGGTCGATCGTCTTGATTCCCATCGGGATCCTTTTCCAATCAAACAAGGGGATCTATCTGCTTTCGCGATCGCTGGAAACAAAATACCTCGGAGCTCCGGTTGAAGGATTTAACAATCAGACCATCACCTCAGCGGAGCTGCTCCAGGATCAGAACCAGGTCCGCTTCCTAAGCTCAGATGGAACGACCCTGGTCTATGATTATTTCTTCAATAAATGGAGCACGTTTTCCGATCACCAGGGGAACGGTGCAACGGTCTGGGAAAAGAATGGGAACTATGTATATCTCAGGACCGATGGTCAGGTATGGCAGCAAAGCACTAGCTACACCGATGACGGTGCCAGGTTCCCTCTTAAACTGACGACCGCCTGGATCAAGACCAACAATATTCAAGGGCTGCAGAGATGCCGAAAAGCCTTTGTCCTGGGCGACTATAAATCGAAACACAACCTCCGCGTTCAGGTCGGATACAACTATGAAAATTTTTATCGGGAAACCCATAATTTTAACTACAGCACCGATCTCGGGATCACTACTTTCGGAGATGAAAATCCTTTCGGAAGTGAAGTTTTCGGAGGAGGAACCAGCAGCGTTGTGGATGGCGTTTATCAGTTCAGAATGAACCTGGCGAACCAAAAATGCGAATCCATCCGGTTTTCGATCGAGGATGGTGAAGATGCAGGATCGGCCCTCCCGGAAGCTGGGCAAAGCTATTCAATTTCGAATTTGATGCTGGAGATCGGCATGAAGCCTACTGGCATGAAACTACCCAAACAAAAGCTTAACTGATGGATAATTTTACCGTCCTGCGAGATATGAAACCGGAGGAGCTGCAGGAGCTTCTGAACATCTACCGTGCAAAGAATGAAGGATTGACCCTCGGCGGTCAGATGCACAAACCGGTCATGGTGAACACGATGGAGGAATCGCTTCTCGCCTCCCTGCCGAATACGTCAGGCCAAATCGATCCCATGACCGGACTAAGATCTTTCCAAGGTTATGGGGTTCATGCCGGAGGTAATCCGCCAAAAAAAGAAAGAACAGAAATAGACAAGCAGTTTGAAACAGACCCTCAGCAGCGTGTCCAAGACATGATGGATGAGCAAAACAGGCAACGTGACGATAATGACAACAACCAACCTCCTCCTCCTCCTCCAAAATACAAGGACAAACTAGGTCGGGAATATAACACTCAGGCGGAAGCCGATATTGCCAATGGCCGCATCGATACACAAAGAGCTCAACTGGCAAAGGAATTTACTGATCTAAAAACAGATGATACCTGGGATCTTAAAAAAGTAGAAGGCCTTCCAACCTATGCAGATCTGCCAGAAAGTGAAGTTAAAGCCCAGTTTGATAACCAGATGCTTGTTGCCCAAAAAGAAGGCGCAACTCAGCTGCAGGGTTTTGGTGAAGCCATGTATAAACTTTTGACTGCGGTCGATAAAACAGGGGCATTCACAAACCTGAATCTGACCTGGGATGATTATATAAAAGCCAATGGAGAACCGGCTGGATTTGGAAGATTAAGCGAAACATCAAAGCGATCCCTCTGGGAGCTTCAAAAAGGGAAGGCACAACGCAAAGAAGCATTTGAGTTGACGCCCGCAGAGATCGCAATGTTTGAGCGTGATGCGATAAAGGTAGAGGGAACCGTTGCAGACGCAACGGCATCAACCGTGACCGCTCCAGGTGCTATTGCTGGAGAGACAATCACCTCCGAAGATGTAGATCAGACAACGGTCAAGGATTTCGGATTTGTCGAAGGAACTGATGAAGTTCTTTACGATACAGAATTTGTGGATAAGGTCCGCGGGAAATCCGATCAAGCCTTTGAGATTTTGATTGATACCATCATGGGCCGACGTCCCTCCCAGGCGCAGCAGATGATGACCAGGGAATCAGAAAAACTTCAACGGTCCTTCCTTAGCGCAATCGCAGGGACTGAAGCTGAACCGGAAAAACGAAGACAGCTGCAAAATTTATGGTCGGAGCAAGGCAATGCACTTCTCCGGGATCGAGCTGAACTTCGAAGCCAGGAGGAAGCTGCTGCTCGACAGCAGATGATTCAGCTGATTGAGATTGATGGAGGCCGA